GCGACTGGATATCTGGAATAGCATTACTTGTCTCTATTATTGTTGCATGGTTTAGTATAGTAAATTATCGAGATCAATCTATTATTAATCAACTTGTTATACAACGAGAGAAAGAAACGGCAAGAGAAGGTAATCAAGCCAGAATTCATATTGCTTATATTAATGAGGGTAGATCACCAAAACTGAAAATTAGTAATATTGGGAAATCTGAAGCGAGAAATTTAATGTTTCTACCAGATAAAAGCTGAATAGCCACCAAAATTCTAGACACACATAATCATCTTTTGATGGGCCTTTTCATAATCTAATGGAGAACGCTGACCATTGGAACCATGTCTGCGTTTTGAATTGTAGAACATCTCAATATATTCAAAGATATCCGACCTTGCTTCAGCCCTGGTCGCATAGATTTTCTTTTTAATTCGTTCCCGCTTTAATAGCTGGAAGAAGCTTTCTGCAACAGCATTGTCATGGCAATTGCCTCTACGACTCATACTACTTTCAAGATTATGATGCTTGAGAAATGTCTGCCATTCATGACTGGTGTATTGGCTGCCTTGGTCAGAATGGATTAGGACTTTGTTCTTTGGGTTTCTTCGCCACAAAGCCATCAATAACGCATCTAAAACCAGATCTGCCGTGATTCTGGATTTCATAGACCAGCCAACAACAAGACGTGAAAACAGGTCAATCACAACTGCGAGATATAGCCACCCTTCATGAGTGCGGATATAAGTGATGTCAGTCACCCACAGCTGGTTGGGCTGAGTTGGATTAAATTGTCGGTCTAAAGTGTTTGCGGCAACGACAGCCGGAACACCAGCATGAGCTCTAGGTTTACGATAACCACGCTGCGATTTAAGACCATTCGCCTTCATGAGCCGATGTACTCGATTAATCCCGCAACTTTCACCAATATCTTTCAAATCACAGTGAATCTTGCGATAGCCGTAGACTCCACCAGATTCCAGCCAGAACTGTTTAATCAGTCCTGAAAGCTGTTGCCGTTTCCTCGCAGTTTTACTGGTGGGTTGCTTTAACCAGGCGTAATAACCACTGTGATGCACATCTAAAGTTGAACATAAACGACGAACAGGCCATATGTGCTGATTGTCCTGAATAAAGGCGTACCTCATTTGGACTGGCTTGCGAAGTACACCGCGGCCTTTTTTAGAATATCTCTTTCTTCTGTAACTCGTTGCAGCTCTTTTTTTAACTTTGCTAATTCTGCACTTGGATCATTAGATTCTGTTATCTTGGGTTGCTGTGGATCATAACGTTTAATCCAGGCATACAGACTATGGGTGGTGGTTCCTAAACGTGCAGCAACTTCGGCCACACTATGACCTTTCTCAGTAACTTGCTTTACTGCTTCAATTTTAAATTCTTCAGGGTATCGTTTACTGCTCATAAGCACCTCGTTAATTAGCCATTTTATCTAACTAAAAGGTGTCTACAAAATCGGTGGCTATTCAAGCTATGCAAATGATTTCATTTTTGATGATAAATTTCCTATTAATTTAAAACCTCGTGAGAACTTAACTATCTTAGTATCTAGTTATTTGGGTGGTCCTTCTAAATATACAGTAACAGTTACATGGGATGATGACTTCTCTAAGAATAGAACAGAAACTTTTGATGTAGCCAAGTAAAGTTAAAATCTCATCAGAATTTTATAATTTTTATTGAGTTTTATAAAACTCTCTGCGTATCCTATATATACAGTTTATTAAATTCCAAACACGCCGCGTAGCGTAGGAGTTCACACCATGTCTAAGAAGTTGCCAATATACTTCTCGGATGATGCCTGGTCATCTCTGCAGAAGATTATGGGGCCTGAGGGGAAACCCAGCCCAACCATTAACGCCATACTCGAACATATCAAACTGCTTGATGAGCATGGCTTTAGACCAGTTACCGCAAGAACTAATCTTGATATCCCTATAGCACTAGAATCTATTCCTACCGGATTTCCCTCGCCTGCACAGGATTATGTCGATAAAAGTATCGATCTTAATGAACACTTAATTTCTAACCCTAATGCCACATTCTTGAACGTGATCCGTACATCATCAATGGTAAATGCCGGACTTGAATATGGTGATGTCGTTATTGTTGACCGCAGCAAAGAGCCCAAGCATTGTAGTATTGTCGTTGCCCTGATTGATAATAAAGACCTAACCATAAAAAGATTAATGATTACAGCCAAAATGTCAAAGAGCGAACTGGCTGAACACTTTGGTGAAGATTACGACCCTTCCACTTTGCCTAAAGTCTGGCTTAAAGCTGAGAGTCCAGATTATCCTTGTATTTACCTCACAGATGGCCAGTCTTTTGAAGTGGTTGCTGTGGTTACCTGGAACTTAAAGAAACTTTCTGTTTAAGAAGAAGAATAATGAAAGCCTTAAATAAAGTTTTCGCGTTGGTCGACGTGAATAACTGTTACGTCAGCTGTGAGCGCGTATTCAATCCAAAGCTCAATGATGTACCGGTTATCGTACTGTCAAATAATGACGGATGTGCGGTAGCGCGGAGCAATGAAGCGAAAAGCCTCGGCATTAAAATGGGTGTGCCATTATTTGAGATCCGGGACATAGTGCAAAAACACCAGGTGCAAGTGCTATCCAGTAACTATGCAATGTATGCAGAAATGAGCCGTAGATTTCATGCGATTCTTGGCAGCTATGTGACTTCTGCAGAGCAAGAGATATATTCAATTGATGAGTGTTTTCTAGAGCTCAGTAGCTATGGCCACAAGTATGATTTAACGGATTACTCGCAGAGTATGCGTGGCCGGATATGGCAGTGGCTGGGTCTACCCGTTTGCGTTGGTATTGGCAGAACAAAAACTGAAGCTAAAATTGCCAATCATATTGCAAAAAAGAATAGCCAGTTTAATGGTGTGTGCAACTTGGTCAGCATGGACCCATGCAATAAAGAAAACTATTTATCTGCAGTAGAAGTTTCTGAAGTTTGGGGTATTGGGCGGCAGTACGCCAAAAAGCTGCAGTTGATGGGAATTAATTCAGTGCTGGATCTAGCATGTACCGATCCTCACATTATGAAAAGTCTGTTCTCAGTGGTCATGGCCAGAACTATAGCGGAGCTGCAGGGCTATTCATGCATTGAGATTGAACACACTCCACCGTCACGGAAACAGATCGTGGCCAGCCGTTCTTTCGGTGCACGTATTACTGAACTGGATGATCTGAAAGAAGCTATAGGCATGTATGCTCAGGATGCCTGTTCGAGACTACGTGAACAGGATCTGCTATGCGGCTGTATCATCGCATTCATTCAGTCGAATCCTTTTGATACTGATGTGCCCTTCTATAACAAGTCTACCTCTTACACGTTTCCTGAGCCTACTGACTCTGCACTGGATCTGGTGAAAGCCTCTACTGTTTTGCTCGGCCATATATTTAAAGCTGGGATTCAGTATAAAAAATGTGGAGTGATTTTGACGGCATTAGAGCCAAAGAGCTGTCATACGTATGATCTGCTGACAGATATGGAAGAAATTGAGAGGAAGGAAAGTCTTATGCAGGCGCTGGAAGGAGTACATCAAAAATATGGAAAGAAAAAAATTGCTGTTGGCAGTTGCTTCTTACCGAATCGTAATTGGTCGATGAGCAGAGATAAATTAAGCAAAAATCCCTTTCGATGGGATGAGCTGATGAGTATAGAACTTTAATTTTGGAGAATTATCGTGAAAGATAAAATAGATCAGTATTTACGCTTTAAAAGACTTTCTGATGAAGGTTTAACACAGCATCTTATACCTGAGCGTTTCATACCAGAGAAACCACCTGAACTGGAAGGCAAAGACGTTGTATATGTTTTTGACAGTGAAGATTCATTCAATCTCACTTATGATGAGTTGGTTGAAATCGTAAGGCAGGCCCGTCTATATGGACCTGGATCAATACCAGTATTGGGGACTGTGAGTTAAATAATATGAAAAAAGATATAAAAGTAAAAATTATTGATGTTTTTGGAGCGGTAAGTTCACTCGCTGTAATTTTCTTCTTTTTTACATTATGGTTATTTTCATATAATTCAATTGATCAGCCTCTTAAAGAGGCTTGGACAAGCACCATTTCATTCCTTTCTGTATTAGCAACTTTAGGCACAGCAATTATTGCTACGTTATTATTTAATGATTGGAGAGATGAAAAAAATTTTGAATTAGAAAACAACTTATTAACCAACATTCTCATGGACTTAAGGCCAATTTATGTAGAATTAATTCAGATAAGATCTGATTCCCAGAATCTAGGTAAAATAAATGATTTTTTCATTATGAAAACTACTTATATTGAGAGAAATCGTTTAGATATCTTTAAGGCAATAATAATTTTATACCCTAATATAAAAATTTATAGTGATATTACTAATGATAAAACCCTTATTGAGCTATATGAAAAATTTGACAAATACTGTATTTGTACTGACGATTTTTTTAAGCTTTTGTTTTTAAAAGCATATAAGAATTATTATGATCGCGCTTTAAGACATATAATTAGTCTTGGTCATAAGCCATTAAAGCATTACGATATTTTTAGGTTTAACACACCATTTCAGAAATGGAATTTAGCTGTAGAAATAAAGGAAGTACTTTCGATACTCCAATCCGATAAATTAACTATTAATATTAATGGGATCTCCCACCAAACGAAATATGACGAATGTTTAAATATAGCTATTGAATTACATAACAAAATTCATGCTTACTGTGCTAAACACTTAAGACCAAAAGACTCAAGGAACCTTCCTATTAAAGACCTTTAACTCATCCCTATATTTTTATTAATTGCATAAGCTGTGCATCCTGTTAAGTGCATGCACAGCCATAGCAGGAAGATCTAGATCACGCTTCAGTAATCTGAGTCGCTGTTACTCCCGACAGTGGAATTTAAAAACTAAAAAAACCCTGATTTCTCAGGGCTTAATCTTGCATGCACTGCACACAGATACTGACTTTTATTTGTGTATTGATTGAATGAACTGTGCAGCCGGAGATAACCGCACAGAGTAAAAGATTAATTATCTTTAGCCGCATAAATCAAATTCTCCGCAGCACGCCGAACCCACCCCTTGCCGAAAATTTTAAATGTAGATAAATCTGTGTAGAACTTTAGACGTTCCGCAGTCAAAGTAAGTAGCACATCATTTAGATCCATGGCGTTTACAGCAGCTATCGTTTTCGGCCCAATGATGCCATCTGCTGGAACCCCTGCGACTTGTTGCAGTTCCTTAATAGCTCGGCTTTTCCCGGCATTTACTGCAAAATCCCATAACTGGAAAACAATAGCTGAATGCAGTTGCTCGGCACCTAACTTTTCCCACCAGTCCCGACGGTAAATTTCCTTCGCTTCAGCCAGAGTCAGATTCTTAATATCGATATGAGGGTAAGTGTTTGCAGCGATACCATACTTAGTGCCTTTCAACTGGCCCTTTCCTACCACGCCACCAGTCCAGTTACCCGGGTCGCTTCGTAAATTGGTATAACCTGCTTCATGTCCAATCAAGCGCTCGAATGCCTGTTCAAAGGTAATCGTATTATCAGGAAGTGATGCAAAGCCTAAAACGGTTGGTTCTGGGTGAAGTTCCGGCTGAGCTTTCTTGCGACCAATGATGGTGGCCAGTAAAACGAGAATGATAGATACAATGCTTTGATAGGTCGCTGGCAGCACATTTGCATTAGATACTTCCTGCAGAACCAGCTGCAAGCAGGATAAAAAAAGCGCCATATAGGCGCCATATTTTACTGAGTCAAATTTCCAGACACTTTCGTTTATTAATTTCATGGTTGATTCTCGTTTAATAGGTTAATTTTTTCTGTTGGTCAATTTGATTTCGCATTGCAGCCAGATCTGTATCCATACGGATCTGTTTAGATTCAGCAATTGCCATTTTTTGATTCAATAGCGCATTATCTTTTTCAAGCGATCTATTGCCTTGAAAGACATACCCACCAAAAGCAACAAGAGCAGCAAGAGCGGTACCTCCAAGTCCTTTTGCAAAGGTAAGGCCACCCTTGGCCTGGTTCATATCTGCCTGAAGCAAATCAATATCACGTCGGTTTGCGACTGCTTGTGACCGATAATATTCATCGCGTTCTGACAAGCGAATCACGTTGTTATTCAGCTCGCCCATTTCTTGCCGGAGTTGATCGAGCTTTTTCTCGACTCTTACTCCATAAGTCTCACTATCAGGCATATAGCCTCCTCATTTTTTAGATATAAAAAAAGCACCCCGTAGGGTGCTTAAACTGGTTTAGCTTTCTTAAATTTCTATCTGTATGACCCTGCCTTCAGGCGCTGGGCGCTTGATTTCATTGTTTGATACAAACACCCGGGTACCGGTGGAGTATTTGGTACTGCTGGTGCACAGGACCAGTCCGCTACCATCGACCACTAAAACCTTATAATTAGGATGATCTGCAGAGGTAATCTGTCCAATAAACTCCGGGGCCTTGGGTAATAAGTCGATTAAACGTTGTAATGGATTACTCACGATTGATGCTCTCCACTTTAATACTCTGGTTAATCACCGCATGATTAAATGATACGTTTACCCCATCAATGATGCCCCACCATTCAGCATTAAATGCCACTAAATCACCAGATGCACATTCGCTCACATCAGAGCTGATCGGCATCACCAGATGATGTGTTTCGACCAGACCTGACTTGGCCAGAGCTGCTTTACCATAAGAGCCCATACTCTCAACGGTAAACAGTGGACTGTTCGCTGTTTCCAGCAAAGTATCACCTGCAGTGCCGGTACGCTTGATCTGACCACTTAAGCCAGAGCGGTCATTAGTTAACGTGATACCGTTATAATCAGGATAAGGCTCATAGTCGGTAGACTGTTCTGTTACCAGACTCTCTGGAATCAGTCGGTCATATTCTTCAACCGTGATTGAATCCCAGAATGTTTTTTTATACTTGGGCTTTATAGTGATGGTATCGCTACCCTTCTCGCTGTAGACAAAACCTCCTGCAGACTCGGCTATCATTTTGATTACAGCAATGGGGGTCATGTTTGAATAGCTCAGGCTGCCCGCTGGAACAATCCAGCTCAGCTCATCGATCAGCTCCCACTGCAGTGTTGTTGAGCTATTCACTCGATCCAGTTCAGCCTGACAGAGCTGCCGTGCGGTCCTTTCATTCTCCTGGGTAAATGAGCGTGTCGGTGCATAGGGAGCGTCCAGTAAAGCGGACTGGCTGCGACCGCTTAATGTATAAGTGATTTCGGCAAATCGACGTGAGCGACTACGGTTTTCAAGCAGCATGTGATGCTCGGTACCATTCACCATAACTCTTAAAATGACAGGTTGGCCATTAACCGGTTCGAGCTTTGGTATTTCAGACGCGGGTACGCTCAGGCTATATGACCAGCACCAGCGGCTACGATCTGTACTATAACTGCCATCATAGACCAAAATATTCTGGCCATTGTCCAGACGGCTTACGGATAATTCATTCACAATATGCCACCAGTTGCGGTCTGGCAGGGCTGGAATACAGTCATCTGCCCCAAAGTTTAAAGTAAGGTTGTGTGGATCCGGCCCGGTACACAGACAGTTAAAGTTCAGGTCAGTCCTGCCCACGTATTCAGGAAGTTCAGGCTGGGGCCAGGGTTGAACCGGATGCTTGCGGTAATGAATGGCTTTGGCTTTATCCCAGGCAATGCTACTGGTCGTGATCAGTTCAAGACCTTTATCCCACTCGAATGTAAAATGCTTTTCAAAAACTCGCGCCACTTCGTACGAATAAGTAAAAGTTTTCCTCTTGCGAACTAGATCCACCCAATCAAATGTCCGGTTAATCCTGAGCTTGTTGCCCTCTTCAAATACCAAGGTTCGAGTTTTAGCTAATCGCTTATTCTCCTGCCAGACGAAATCAGCAGAGCTGACCAGCCCGGTACTTTCTTCATGCTGTAACTGAACCGAGCGGTACAGCAAGGCAGCCTTTTCAAAGCCCAGTAATGCCTGATTACTCAGGCTTAAACTGTGCTCAAAATAAAAGGCGCTGTGATGCGCCCGTAATACCGGTTTAGCCCAAGGGATTTCAATTACACTTAAACAAGGCAAAGCTCCCTGATAGCCAGCTATGAGATAAGCCTCAATGCCACGAATAAAGTTGATATCGAAAATTGCTTCGATCCCAGTTTTGAAACTGGTATCCGGAACTGAATCAATAACACATCGATTTTCGCTATAGCTAGCCTGCAGCTCAAAACTAAAACCTGTATCCAGAGCAGTATTAAGCTCTGCATCAAGATCAAGATTTTCTTTAAACTCGGCAGCAAGTTCAAATATAAATTGTGTTTCCAGCCGGGTATCAATACTGATTGCAACAACATCACTGTCCCAGCCGAAATTTAATTCAGTTGAACCGGTCCATGGCTGGGTGAAGTCCAGCACAATGCCAGGATCGACAGGCTGTTCCGGCTCCTGATCAGCAAAGAGAGCTGTTGCTTCAAAGATAAAAGCAGTTTCTAAAACTGAATCTACCTTCCCAACCAGATCTGCCTCGGATAGGGCTATTGCTATTCCGTTAATACTAAATTCACTATCCAGAATAGCGTCGATCTCTGCTGTATCGGCCTGACTATTCCTATAAACAGCAACTATCTCGACACTCCATGTCTGTTCAAGGTGAGTATTAATATTGGCAGTTACATCACCCCCGAAATTAAGACCGGTGCTCCCATCGGCCTGATGTTTAAAGTTAAGAACAATGTTATGGCTGTCAGTATTGTCCGCTTTAAATTCCAGATTTAAATTGTGGGCATCCGCGGTCCCCAGCTTGTTTTTAAAATCCACATGAGCACCTCAGATTATGGTTTAAGCTTGATGGACTGAATGGTTAAGGTGCCACCCATAACCAGATTGGTATTGGCCAGGCTAATATCTGTCCCTATAGTCAGATCTGCTGCAGCTTCCCCGGCACCGTTATAAATCCGCGCCCAGCTTGCTGTACCTGCTTTAATGACCGTTGCTGTATCAGAGGGTTGTAATTCAACATGGGTGGCTGTTACTTCCTTGATACAGGGTTCAGGTAAGTTTAGTGTTACCAAGGCATTTCCTTGATCTGCGGCTTCTTCTGGACCTGCTGGCTGCTCACCCTCATAAAAAATAACGGTAGCACTCTGGCTACCGTTATCTAAAAAGCTGGCAAAGGCTTGAATCATGGCAAGCTTTGCCTTAACCGATGTTTTACTCATTTAGCTACCACCTTGTCCTGAATGACTGCGTTATATTGATTGTTAGGGTCAAAGGCGATGACAAAACATTCCAGGCCAATCGCAATATTTCTAAAATGGTAAGTCCCATCCGATCTGGATTTGGTTTCCCAAAGTAATTGTCGGGTACTGCGCTTAAATACACATACCGGGACAGGAAAATAACTTTGGCCCAGTTTTTTGGTGGTTCCCTTGATACAACCGAAACCCTGATCCGGTGAAGATATAGTGATCAGCGGTTTGGGCAACTTCAAGATCATATATTTCCGGTCTTTGAGCTTTACATAATCAGGTACATAACCGCCAAAAAAGGTTCTAAAAATTTTAAGCAATTTTGACCTCCTCTACTGGAAAGGCCAGATAGACAAAGTTGAAGGTACTGTAGGACGCGCTAATAAAATGAATCAGACATTTGCTATTCATATCAATGTCGTAAGTGGTTGATGGTGAACTTATTGATTTTGGTGGCGGCGTATTTGAAGCTGCATATTTAGCCACATACATTCCTGCAGCGATCGCGCCAACCAGTTGTTTTGTCGTGAACTCATAACAAAAAACAGGCGCTGCGGTCGTAGTATTGAATGTGTCTATGGAAATGGGTAAAAATGATGAGTTCGCCTGAGGCATTGTAAATAATGCATTGCCTTCATTTGTGGGGGCCAGGTCAAAAACTACCCTGATATTACCAATATATCCCCGACCTGCTTCTCCCTGAAAATTCAGCCCGTTTCCTCCCATGTTTGCATAGGACTCACCTATCAATACCGGATATTGCAATACTGCATAATCAAGAGTGCAGGTTGGTGCAAAACCTGTAACACGCCCCTGATCACCTGCACTGGAATGCAGGCTAAACAGGTGGTACGGACTACCCACAATACAGCCTTTTCCAAACATGGCTTCACCCTGTTTATATGTATATGTGTCATAAGAAGAGTCTGCAAAAAAACTATACTCCCACTTCATGCCAGGTCCAGGAGTCTGTACACTTGCTGTTTCAATAAGTGCATCGCTATCTGTAATGTTACCGGTAGCTGTATCAAAGCTTTTACCAATACATGGACTGATACAGTTTCGTCTTGCCGGCTGGTTCTGGAAACACAGTCTTAAATAAAGGGCTGATTCATCCAGAGCCTTAAATTTGTACACATGAATATTTGCCTGTTCGTAGACCAGTTCATACCCCAGTGAAGCTACATACGTGGTGAAATTTCCAGATATGGCAGCTGGCGCATTGTCGATGGTTAAAGTCACCGACTGGGCAGTAACACTGTCAATTACAAATTCGCCCTTGTTGATGTTTACAAGTGCCGGGCTATTCAGCTTAAGTACCCGATCTGCTGCATAGCCATGACTTCCCCCATAATTGAGTGTGACCTGATTTCCCTCGACCGTAACACTTGATACAGTTTGCGTGTTATAGCCTTGAGCCAGCATTTTTTTAAAACGATCCGGAAAAAGACTTTTTGAGCCTGCACTGAAATCCAGGCCGATATCTGCAAAATCAAACATCTTGGTCTGTGTCTGCTTCATTACCATTTTTATTTACCCATTAAAAAGACCGCTTAACGCGGCCATAATTGATTTAACTTTTAAACCACGCGGTCAATGTCACCGCGCAGCATGATTTGAAACTGATCTGATAGCACTGTCGGTTCGGACTGCTTTACGGTGCGAATGACCCAGACCGGGAAGGTTGCAGCCACTGTGTTAAAGCGCAGCACGTTACCACTCACCCAGCCCTGTCCCCAGCCTTCTTTTTTAATGATGAAATACGGTACACCGGTCACCGGATTAATTGGGGCATAGTCTGTGTTGATAGTTCCTGTACCAATCTGTCCCGAGTATTCACCCACACAGCGGAACGATTGATCTCCAGTAAAAACCAGCGCCCAGCGTTCCTGAATTGCACCATTATTCGTGACTGCAATCGGATACAGAGCGTCATTGTAATTGGCTGAAATCGCCCCTTCAGATGGCTCATCTCGCCAGAGGCTGTTCCAGGTCTGCTGTACAAATTTACCGGTAGAGCGGGCCTGCATATCCCCAATGACCAATGCTGAACCGACAATGGTGTTCTCAGCATCATAATTGTGGGTCAATGGCTTGGTGAAGGTTAGCTGGCCGTTGATCTGCACATCACGGATCAGCAGCATGTCCTGATAGCGATAACGCATGCTGAGCGGTGCAACCAGCGCATTTAAAGCAAAGTCACCACCTAGCGTAAACTTGCCATAGTCATAGTCCACGCTGTACATATCGAATGGGACTTTTACCCCGTCGGCATCTTCAAGCTCGGCCCATGAAATGCGCTGATCTGGCAACTCATAAGTCTGGCCAGCGATATGATCTGGCAGTTCAAAGGTTTTACTGGAACTGACAATAGCAATATCACCCACCCGATAAATCGGTACCCGGCCATCCAGCGGCAGACGGGTAGCAGACAAGCCCAGAATCTCGGCATCCAGCGGGATGTAAGTATAAGCCACCGCGTTATAACGTACAGTTTCTGGCGCAACCCATACCGGTATATTGATGTACCTTTTACCGGCTTCCTCGTACTCGAGCAGAACGTCATACCAGTCCTGCTCTTCAATTCCTGTACGATTATTTTCCGTGATTTCAGTCTTGGTATAAAAAAACAGATCCACAAAACCGGTATCGTAATTAATCTGGCCATGTGCCCGGCTGGTTTCAATGATGCCATCGTCATCAGCCCGCAGTGTCAGCTGCCCAAAGTCCAGTGTGGCTACGACGACTGTTAATGAACCGGGACGCAGCGGACTGACCGGTGTTCTAAAGCTGATACGGTTGACCGGGGGCATATCTGTAGTTGTAGTGAGAGACTGCAGTACCAGCTGGTTATCCGTATTCGGTGTCCAGCTGTCAATCTCGATTTTGCCGGTACCATATTGAATGCTACCGGAACTGGTGCCACTGTTATTGGCTGAATTTACATTACGTACCAAGGTACCGGTACGGTCCAGATAAGTGTCTGAACCCAGCATAAAACGCACCGCACCGGAGAGAATCTGCTCATCAAAACCCTGGGTCAGATCAAAGCGCAGCTTGTCACCGGTAACCTGTTTAACTCCGGCACTGGTATCCGAATTGTCCCGGTAAAGCGCCTGGATGTCGAGACTGGTATAAGCGCCCAGCTGTACCACTTCTTCCTTGATGTTGGAAGTGGTCGGTAAATAAAATGACATAACTTACCCCGCTCTATAGATTTCAATGGGTGCATAGGATTTGCTGTAAAGCGTCGTAGTGGCTTCAGGAATAATTTCCACTGCACCTGTTGCATAGATAATGGTGCCCTGTACTTTACCTTTGCTATCCACCAGATTGCCGACCTCGGTATTCACCGGAATATCCGTCAGCGTGACAGAGCCCATAGCGTTTCCCAGCTGGCTGGTAAGAGGAACCTTGAGTTCAATACTGTTGGGCTGAATGGCTGCACCGGTACCGATCTTGAAATTAAGTTTCCGGTCCACCGGCATAACGCTATCGATCTGCTGGAATGTAGATGCCCCGTAGCTATAATTGATAGTGAAGATCGTATTTTTCTGCGGCAGTTTATTCGGTACCAGCCGGCCTTGACCGGTGGCATAGTTAAAGGTACCGGTGGCATCGCCACTAAACTGGCCCAGCGTATTTGTAGTTGCAGTTTTCTGTTCGCCTTCCAGCAACCATTTTACTGTCACGCTTCCCGAGGCTATACCAGCTTGCTGCAAATCAAACTCGAATGCTGCCGGTTCAACCGCAAGACCTGAGCGTATGAACGTAGCCAGCGGTGTACCCCATAACAGTAAAATTGGTGTATTCACATCCGGTAAAGCACCCGTCGTAATAGACCAGGAGCTGGTTTCATAGTTGACCGCACCAGAGCCAAACGAAGTACTTGCACCTTTTAATTGCCCGGAGCCATCATCTTTCAGTTCATAAAACTTGCCCTGTGACATATAAGAAACTGAGAGGCTGCCCGGAGCTGGTGGTGGTACCAGCACTCCGGTCCAGTTGGCACTCTGGTTTTGTTGAGTGACAGGCCGGGTTTCAGACTGGAAGTACTGGTTGGGTGCTGAAGCCGGCTTAAAGGTCATGCTTAAGTTTGCAGATCCTGCACCTGCAGCTTGCGTCCACTGGATCAAGCCACGCTGGTAATCAATTGTTCCAACCTGAGTACCTGAAGTGTTTTTAAGCAGTCCGCCCTGATCAGTGATCTGCTGGCCAAACAGGTTAAAAGACATGCTGGAAGGCATAACAGATGAGCCGATATATAGGTTCTGAGCGGTACCAATGGTGGTCGAGTAAGTTGCAGTAATAGCAGCAGTGTTACCCGGTACCAGTACCATACTTTCCCCGGCTGCGTTTACATCCACAATTGGTGTTTCAGTCTGGGCAGCAGCCACCAGCTGGGCAAAGATACTTTCTGCATTTACGGTAAACTCACCGACTTTGGCATCAGACTTGAGATTGCTGGATGCATAATACTTGCCGGTATCGGCTACGATGGTATCCCGTAAAATCGTTTCGGACTTTTCGCCGCTATACCATTGTCTTGCAGAAAGTCCGACATAATCCTGATCGAGTGGATCATTAATGCTGTAAGTAGCCAGTTTGTACTCAACTTCCTTACCATCGATGACCATCTTGGCAATACGGGTTTCCACTTTTGTGATGCGGACATACTGCTCATGCTGCAGAGCCTGGCCTTCTTTTGAGACTAGTACCAGCGTACTGCCAACGGAACTTTCGACTTCACTCAAAAACATCGCCACCTGCAAGGTTTTCATACCGGCATAATGCGTATCCAGGGGACTACCTGCTGCCTGTCCACCCTTGGCCAGATAGTTTTCAATCCGGTTCTGGGCGGACTTGCGCTCATCGATCCATGACTTTGTACTAAACAGCAAAGCTGAGACATTCGGGTCTTTCGGGTTTTCCGAGATGAAGACTGTAGCCCCCATAAGCAGGTCTGTATCATTCGTTGTCACGGCGGGGAACAGTTTACGCAGTGACACATCACCCATGGTGCGGTCCAGCTCACTCACATCATTAAACAGGTTATTGCTCTGGCCATCTTCAATAATCTGGCCAGAGTACTTGCCGCCACCATCTTCTGTATCGCTCAGGCGCTCGGACTTATAGAGCACCAGATTTTTAGTTTCAATTGCCACTGTATAGCTCCCCTACTTCAATAAAACGTAAAGTCACGTTGTAATAGTCATCCTCAGATACAGATGGATGATCTTTTACAGGCCTCGCTTCTATAGCATTAGCTGCATGGTGAAATTTCACATTAAACTGCCGCCGATCATGTGGATATTCAAAAGCTAATGTGAAGTTTTCACCTTGTAATAAAGAAAAGTCCTTTAACTGACTGACAATATGACGTTTAAGCCAAGCCATATTCTTGTCTGCAGTCAAAGTAATGGGCCGGCCAGATTTCCACTTCCCCTCCTGAATGATGGGAGTACCATCGATAGCGGGTTTAATGTTCTGTTCAATCCCGTTCCAATCAAATTCATCAGACCATAAAAAACCGTCGGACAAGGCGACGGTTTCTGATGTAGACACTCGTATTAGTTTCATTAGCTACTCTTTTTTATCATTTCCAGTTTTCTCAGCATCGATTCCAGATCATCACCATCATTAGGCGATCCATACATTGTTGCGGTTTTACCATTGCCTAGATCAAACTCATAACGTACGGTTCTGGCTGGATCTGATACCGGTAAACTGGTTTTAGGATAGCTGACATCCGGAGCCAAACTGTTGATATTCACCTCAGGCACAACTGTTTTAGCTTTAGAGCCTGCACCTACACTGCCCGACTTGCCCGCATACTCTTCCAGCTTTTCCAGCTGCTCGGCAATGTACATATAATTGCCGGTCTGTTTCTGGTTGTCATATGCAGAGACACCATAACGCGCAGCATATTCATGAGAGGCTGAACGGTAATAACCACCCGGACCCTGTTGAGCGGTCTGGAACAGTTCTTTAGCTTTCTGCTTAACATTGCCCCCATAACCCATTTCAGTCAGCTGCTGCTCAATCTCATCAACTGAATAACCGTTTTTAGCCATAACTCCAGTTTTAGAGGCTTTAAGCTTGCCTTGCATGGCAGTAAGCGCTTCTGACCAGGCTTCAGTAGAGGATTTGGCCTCCTCTCTTGCCACCCGGCCAGCTTCACGGTATCCATCCTTAATACCTCGTGCAGAATTTTCAATCTGGATATTCGCCTTGACCCATTCCGAAGCCGTCTGAACCACTGCTTTACCAGTATCATCAATCTGCACCTGTAACCCATGACTTGCTGCTTTTGCCTGAACAGCTGCAATCTGGGCCTTATCTCCTGTTGCCAGTGCGGCATTTAACATCTGAATATAAGCCTGCTTAATAGCTTCAGCAGTTGCCTGCCCGCTTTTACTTACAACATCAAAGTTTCGTTGAGCACTAATCGCCGCATCACTTAATTGCTCTTTGGTTTTGATTCCTAGAGAAGCAAATGCAGCCTCTACAGGGTTTAAGACAGCTGGCAATTGTGCGGCTTTTTTTTCAATCAGGCTTAGGCCGAATGCTGCCTGCTCACCAGTAATCAACCCCTGTTTTTCAAGCGCAATCAATGAGCTCTTGGCATAGTCCAGTTCGGCACGAGTCTGGGCGGTATCAATTGCTTTATTAAGGTTGGATGCTAGAGCTAATCCAGTATCAATACCTTTTTGCTTGTACTGATCAAGGTTACCGAGAATAATTTGAACATCATTGGTCGCAGATTGAAAGGCAAGTGAAAATTTACCCTGCAACTGCTCCGTGCTTAAGCCTGTGCGCTCTAAAGCTGCCTTCATCACAGCTTCAGTTATCTGAGCATTCTTTTCGGCTTCCTTTGACGTTCCTGCAAAAGCAGCTCTGGCATTCGCTTCAAAAACAACCAAGTCCTTACCGTCTAGAGCCTTGCCTAAACTCCCTTGCAATTCTTCGCCCGTAATTTTCCCTTGGTTTTGCAGCAGAATTAAAGCAGTGATTGCGTCATTAATTCCTTTGGTCGAATCAAACTTCATAGCCTGAGAAACTTTCTCCAAGGCTTCTTTCGCGGGTTCGCCCTTTGCAATTAATCCATCAAACTCTGTAATAAGCTTTTTGGATTGTTCGGTCAGCTGATAGGTTTTATCTTTACTCTTCTCGGCAGCTGCAGCATGTTTTTCCTTGGCCGCAGTACTTGCTTCCTGTTTCTTTCGTGACTCCTCCTCAGCTGCTGCCAGATCGCGTTCCTGCTCGGCCAGCGATTTTGTACCTGTTACTCTCGCTACAGTCCAGTCAATAAAATTAGAACCCTGCCGAAGTAACCAATCATCAAGTTTCTGAAAATTATTGATAAGAAGATCACCAGCGATTACAACACCGGCTGCTGCAGCACCATATGCTCCAAACCTGGATAAAACAGAAACCAATCCTGCCTTAAGTCCATTTGTTGCAGCAGTAACCCGCCCAAACACTCCTGCAGCTGCTGTATTTGCAGTTGTGCTTGCATTGGTTGCAACAGCCAGTTCGGTTTTAGCTACTGCCGTAAGATGGGTAGCACGTGTATTGGCTGTATTTGCACCGGTATTTGCAGTCAATGCTACGGTTTCTGTAGCGATAGCAACTTGTGCAGCCTTCGCTGCATTGGCTTTTTCCAGAAATACTGCTGCCATTCCAATAGCTTTATAAGCAATGAATGCCTGAGCTGCAGCAGTAAGGGTTGTAATAAGTGCATCAAGGTTTTGAGAAACAAATTTTAAGGCTTGGGCTACCTTGGCACTTGCTCCACTCGCTGCATCTGCTTCACCGATATAAATTGTCCAGGCTGTTTTCAGGTTCTCAATAGAAGCGCCAATCGTAGCTGGGAATTTATTAAACTCGGCAGTGATCACTTCACTCTGGCTTAAAATGGCTTTGGTCACTACGGCGGTGGTCAACTGTCCCTGATTAGCCATCTCACGTAATTGGCCAGTAGTCACACCCAATCCGTCGGCCATTGCCTGTGTCAGTCGGGGTGACTGTTCAACCATGGAGTTAAACTCATCACCTCGTAGTACACCTGAACCTAACGCCTGATTAAGCTGGGTAATTGCAGCTTCATTCGCTTCTGCACTACCACCACCCACCTGAATGGCGCGGTTAATAGTTTCAGTCAGTGCTAAAGCCTGCTCTTGCGGCCACTTCATCTCCTGACCAATTTTAGTCAGCCGTGCAAACAGATCACCGGTAGCCACAAGATTAGAATTGGTTTTTATGGCTACATTTGCAACATCATCCATTGCCTGTTTTAAGTTGGCATTATCACCAATCGCAATCTGAATACGGCCAGATAGCGTTTTATACTGATCAGATACCTGTGCAATTTCCATTGCACTTGTACCAATACCCACTGCAGCCAAAACACCGGTTAAAGCATTGAAGCTATTTCTTAGGCCTTCAACCTCACTTGCCGCCTGTTGCCCGAAAGTTTCTGTATCCTTAAGCTCATGGTTTGTCTTTTCCAGAGACTGATCCAGATGATCCACCACCGGTACTGCTTGCTGGGTCGCACTCTTAAACTCATTCATTGAGTTTTCAGTCAGGTCCAGAGCCTGCTCCAAGCGTTCAACTTTTTGTTTAGCCTGATTCAGTTCTTCAAGAGAAATATCATGGCTGGCACTTGATAGGGCCTGCCAAGCTAATTTAGCCTCGTTCAGTTCTCTTTCTAAAGCATTAATCGCGTTAGAGCCTAATTCACCAATACGCTGAACTTCACGCGTAGATACTGTTGCACCGCTTCCCATTGACTCGATAGCACGAGTTACAGTCTGCGCTTCACCTATTACGCCTGATAGATCTACTGCACTGAACTGCTGTAACTGATTAATGGTCAATTGGGTGGCATTGTCCACGCCACGCATGGCATTTACAGCAACGTCCTGATAGTAATTAAATGCACTGGATGTTTCTTTAATAGCATCTTCAATACTTAGAACACGCTGCTTGGCGATTTCAATATCTTTTAAGGTACCATCCGTACTTTGCAAACGAACCAATTCAGCCTGAGCAGCTTTTAGTGCTGAGTTAAGCTCATTAAGACCTTGCTCACCAATACTCGACATTGAGCGTAGTTCACTAGCACTGATAACCGATTTGTCACCAAGAGCTTCAATTTCCTTGGCCGCTGTAAAGAATTTAGTACCTAATATTTCCGCCAGCTGAATTGTATCACCTGGAATGGCTTCACCGATTTCAAAGCCTGCCTTATTTGCCTTAGTTGCAGTATCCTGAAGTTCGCTACCAAGATTATTGATCTTGCTGGCAGCCTGATCAGCTTTCTTCTGCAAATCATCAGGAACTATTTTTCCAATTTCTTGAGCAGTCTCTTCAGATGCAGCCTTCAGTTTTTCAGATTCCTGTTTTATTGCGGTATAAATAGCCTTGGTAACACTTTCAGATTCCTTGATATTCGATACATAGTTCTTAGTATCAGCTTCCATCACAATTTTAAAGGTTAATTCTTTACCGGCCATATTGTTACTCGCAATAAAAAACCCACCAAATGGTGGGCTATATGAAGTGATAAAAATTTAAATTATTTATTCAATGGTTGATCCGCAATGCTTACATTTTCGAGCATCTTAACCGACTGGTCTAAATTATCGCAATGTGAAAGAACATCCTTGTTCACTTATATCTCTTTATTCTATGCACTCATGTTCATATCTATCAGGTATTTCTCTGCCTGTGCATGGGTAATCGAGATCAAACTACATCTACAACCTTCTTGCGGTCTGCTCCAATGCTCAACAGCATGTTCTTGAAACTCCTTATCAAGAATATTAAATACTTTGCTACTGAAACTTTTACAAGTTTCCGGGGTATGGTCATCAATGATGGGGACCCATAATAAGTAGCTTGAGTTCTTATCCTTGCTATGCTCATAAATATCTTTAACGACCAGACAGTTAAAAACAAACATCTGTCTATTTGCAAACCAAGCGCGATAATCACGACTGTTTTCTAAAAGCGCCCAATTTACATGAGGACGAATATGGTTAGGCACTAACGAAATATATCTTTCAGCAAATTTCTTGAATAAAAGACGATTACTTTTCAGCCTTTCATTGTCCAGATGACTCAGGATATCTAAAATTTCATGCTTAAAAAACTTTGAGTCGGCACCGCATGCCACACCCATATTCACTAACTCTCTCTGCTCGTCACTGCTGAATGAGTCAAACCATTTCTTATATGCTGCTCTACTTTCCGCTGTTAATACTCTTTTCATGATTAAGCTCAAGTGCACTCTTATAATGCCGACTATTCTAATCGGAAATGGTAAATTTAATTATGTGAAAATGTTACATAATTCACACTATTTCTTCTTTTAGCTCATCAAGAAACTTCTTTAGTTCTTTAGCAGATGCATGCTGAGCGGTTCTCACTACACTGGTCATTGCCGCAAGCTTATTCCGGTAATCCTTTTGGGCTGATTTTAGATACTCACTGTAAGCACCATAAGTCATATTCATGATTTCGGTATGAGTATGGCCAGCACTGATCAGTAACTGGAATGAATCAAACCAAGTTGAATCATTTTCTTTTACTGCCTGCCTTTTATTACGGCGTTTAGGCTGATCTTCTTTAAAATAAGCGCCGTTCACCTGCAGTACTGCTGATAAAACTTCTTTAAATTGCTGTTCCGATATTGTGGCCAGATCAATTAAACTAGCTACTGGAAGCTTGGTGGCCAAACTACAAATACCCAGCACTTCAATTGAATGAGTCTTAAAAATCTCGGTTAAAATCTCATCTGAATAATTTTTTCCTTTTAAAAAGCCTTTTACCTTTTCCGCATATACCGCCCATTGGTCAAAATCTTTTATCTGGATCTGGTGAACTTCAACATCATTCACTGTGATAGAGCGATTAGCTGCTAGAAAAAAATCATTCATGATGGAATCTCAAAATAAAGTTCAAGAAATAAAAAAGCACCCGAAGGTGCTTTTATTCATTTAATACGATGTTTATCTCTCAGGTTTAAGGCTTAACCTCAGTAACATTGATAGGCTGATCCTTAATTAGTTCTAGAATACCTTCACCATTTTTAAAGTGGATTGATACCCCTTGGCTATTTGCTAAGCGGAGCCCACTTGCTGATACGGCTCCTTTAAGTCGATAAGTTTTTCCTGACTGATCACTTAGTTCCGCCGTTTCAAAGTTATCTGTAGTTCTAAGGATATATGTTTGATTATTTGGTCCAATAAACTTCAGTAATTGCTGTTCTTCAGTAATATTGATGATCTGTTTGGGCTTTAAATTTTCTGAGGATTTGTCTGTAGTAGTATTTTTAGAAGCCTTAGCCATATTAGAATTACACCCCATTAGAAATACACCTGCTGCTAGCGCCAAGAAGAGATATTTCATACTTATATTCTCCATTTTTAATTTTTGAATTCAACATAGATGCCTAATAGGGCCCATCTTAAAAGTAAAACATCAAAACATCTGTTAATTTTTGATAATTATTCTCATTCTTATTAATATATCTAGATAATTTGTGAAAAAATAAAGCTTATATTTCATCTTCCTAAATATAGATTATTTATTTTTATTAACTTTTATCTAATTTGTTTAATATAAATCTTTTAGTGAACAGGCACAAAAAAAGACGCTTATGCGCCTCTGTGCCTGTATTTTGGATTCAGTTACTCAGCTTTAGTATCAAGCTGCTACATTAAAACGATCAATGTGGCCAAACATGCTAAGTTCAGCATCATTTACCTTGGTAATGTCAGCCAGACATTCACCTTCAATATCGTAACTAGAGAAATCTTCATTGATCAGATCAAATTCCGTTTCCGGTGAAAACTCCACACGCCATAAAGTCACGGCAACCTTATCTCCTTTATAGGTATCAACACCTTTAAAGAAGAAGCGGTATTCATTGCCGATATCGTTTGCAATCGCAGTACGTGTTAATTTTCCGGCTTTACCTGACCACTTAACGTCACCAGTCGGTGCAATATTAAAAATTACTGTACCGAATGCCGAATCGAGTACATAGGTATTGGCATCAATATCTGTATCAGCGCCGTCTTTAAACTTAACTTCTGACAGATTACGCTCACCCAGATCAATCATGGTCCCAGCTTCAACAGTACCTAGTGAGCGATCAGCAATAGTGCTTGCAGATACTTCAGTAACTTTACCACTCATCACCATGGCAAGATTTTGCTTGGTTACCTCTTCCAGGGTACCGCTTACAGATACTCCTGTCTGCTTTCGCAGTACTGCATCTTTCGTACGAAAACCTGTTTTGGACTCATAGTGATCGGTTGAATCCGAAGTAATTTGAAGCTGCAGGGCTGGCATACTTCCTACCGGAAACATACCTGATACTGCACCATTAATAATTTTAGCCAGGAACAGTTCACCCTGTAACGAAATAACGTCTGGTTTATTTCCCATCTGCTTTTACCTCTTTTGTAGTTTTTGCTGCAGCTGGTTTCGGCTCTTCAGAAGGCTTTTCTACCTCCTTGATTGTACCAGCATCTAATTGCTGTCGGATTTCAGCATCGGTGAGTCCACCCACGAAATCCCCTTTTTTGAAACGCCCTAAAGGTTGCTGGGCTATATATTGTTTTGCTGCCATAACTGGCTCCTAGATAAATCGTTCTGATTCAAATACTGCGGTGAGATATGCAAAACCTGTACTAAAAGCTTCTTTCACATCAACCAGCATCAATTCTCCACGTGCCGAGGCTGGCTTCCAGCCTGAGAGCAACTGAATAACATCTTCAAGAAGATTACCCGCCTGATCTGTTACCGCTGAACCATCTATAGACTGTGAACGGGCATTCTTACAGGCCACGGTGACCGCCCACTGCTGGCTGATCATGTTCATTTTTCCCTTGCCCGCACTATCCTTAGGGCGAATCCGCACAAAGTTGACGTGAGCTGATGGGGTTACCTGACCCATTTCAGTCACCAGTACAGAGTTCAACGGCGTATAGATCTGCTTGAAATCCGGAATCTCCTTGAGCTTCTCGGCAATTTCTCCACGTACTGCAAAAAAGTCAGACACCTATATGCCTCCCGATAATATTAAGGATCTCTTCATCATCATCCTGATTGATGCCCAGAAAGGTACGAGAAGGGATATTGACCTGTTTCACTTTCCTGAACTGGCCACCCACCGCAAAGGTTAAGTACTCCGCCGTTTTAGGCAGAATGGTGGCACCAAAATGAAAGACATGGGCGTACATTTTGTTTGAACCCCACTCAACACCATCAGGGCGCAGGTTATAGTGTAATTCATTCATTAATTCCCCCGTATCACGGCCTGTTTGACCATTTTGCATCTGAGCCCGCCATGACTGTTTCCATGGGTTACCATCTACATCATGCTGACCGATAAACCGGTCTTGAGTGGAATAAACTCCATAGCCACCAATCTCGACAAACATATCCTCCTTTCTGCTGTCGAAATCGGCCATATGCTGCAGTACTGCCATTACGGCAGATTCATTGTCAGGACGAATTGTTATAGCAAAAGCCATACCTCCTCCTTATTTAAATGAAGGCATCTTGTCTAGCGTTTCATCACCAAACACGCCTCCTACATAACTGGTTCCGATGGGCATTGTGGTAGGCCGGCCCTTGGGCTGATCATCTACAATTTCATTGGTTGCGGTCTGAATCTGTAGATGTGCTTTTTCATCTTGTACCCGTTCAAGAAATTTAATCGCATCTTTATAACGGTTACGTACTTCTTCAGTGGGTTGCTGGTAATAAAGCCGGTAACGGGCAATATCACAGGCCATGCGGTTCAGATTACTGGGCACATTGGGAAGAGGCAGAGGATAACGACCACCGATATAACCGTTAATCTCTTCTGCCGCATCCTGAAGCGCTTCATTGATAGAAACTGCTGCATCTGCATGCATCAGCTTTAGTTCTTCAATGTCATCAGCAAACCGCTTCACCATGTCTGCTTCTGTTGCGTACATAGATCACCTTACTTGGCTGCATCAGCACCCTGTTCAGCTGGCTTGTCACTAGTCTTAGACTTAGACGCTGACTTGGCCTTTTCAAGCTCAGCCACCTTTGCTTTAAGCTCAGCAACTTCCTGCTCAGCTTTAGCTTTGTCATCTGCTAAGGTTTTATTAGCCGTTGTCAGCTCTGCATTAGCCTTTTCAAGCTCAGCCAAACGTGCAGCGGCACCATCTGCTTTAGGCTCTTCCGGCTCCTGATATTCTTCAATAGCCCGAGATGCTAAAAGGGCCTGAAGTTGTTTAGCTTCAAGCCCTTCTATTTCCTGACCTGGACGGAAATGTCCGATCGACTGTCTTGCAATATACTTTGGCATTGAGTTCTCCTTATACAAAGCCACGACCACCCACTAAACCGTTCTTGTTGTTTGGAACAGCCAGTGGAGAGGATTCAGCGAGTAATTGAATGCTTGAAGGATTCTTTTCTTGCCATTGGCTTAAATAGAACTCTAGAGCCTGACCGAATGCTTCAACGTTTTGCAATGCACAATGTGCGATCCAGCCATTGGCGTCGGCAACCAGACCAAAGAAGTCTTCAGGGATAAAGCGTTCGGTACTACCCCCCATACTATGCTTAGCGTCATAGGTCCAGATTTCGATATTGTCCACTGTGCCTCGGAATTGTGGCTTATCAGATTGATCAAAGGTTGGAGTGAGCGGCACACTGATCCCTTTATACGGTGTAATGAATTTCTCATTAAACTCAGGATCTTTAGTTAATGTGTTGTACACCTTAGAAGTGGTTAATGCCATGATTGGTGATGTACCTGAATGTTCAACAGCCAAGTCAATCATCGCCTGAATATCCTTAACCGGTGTGGCTCCTGCTTGTCCCCATTTAATTAGAGGTGTGAAGTTACAGGCCGGGTTCCGCTCATAATCCACTTCGTACATCGGGAAATCTGCTGAGGCAAAAGTAGTCTTACCATATAGCAGTACATCACGGGCAATCAGCAGCTTCCGGTTTTCAATAGATTGACGCAGGTACAGAGCCTTTTGTGCCTGGTCGATTAACAGCAAGTCTGCATCAGACAATCGATTTGAACCTGTAGCAATCACACCATAACGGCGTAGCTGTGAAATCAGTGCCGTATTTTGTACTTCGCTTGGCATCACCGTCATCATCGGTTTTAAATAAGCCGGTTTAACGAATTTAACGTTACCAGACTCACCTACCTTGATCTGTCGGCCAGCTGCTGTCGGAGTGACAAAAGGTGCAAGTGGGGTTGCGGTGTTCAGCTCACCTACAGGGACTTCCTTCTTGGTATAAGAAACACGCTGAGGAAAAAACCGGTCCATCAACCAGGTATCCACCTTTTGAGTAGTATCAGTCAGCAGCACCAGCTGTGGTACATCCAGCAACTCAATGGGTGCATTTTGAAATGTAAAAGTTTGACTCATGTCTTAGTTCCCTACCACTTTACGAAGTTCAATTTTATTTTTTAATCCCTGTGCTCGCACAGCATCCATCTGCCCTGTTGCAAGCGCCTCACCTTTGACTGTAACAACAGCCACATCAAAGGCACCTTGTACATAGATCGGCATTTCGAGATTATGATTGGCATGGTAGGTCGACTGCTCTGCACTCATGTCTGCCAGTGCAATCGCATTCCACTCACCTACTACGTTTTCAGTTACCGTCGGATGATCTGCTACATTGTTGGCATCGACGTATAATAAATCCCCACGTAAATAGATGACTCCTGTTTTAGGTTTGGCATTCTCGGTACGAATACCATCACCGACCACCAACTGTTTATTTTCAATAGTTCCAGTTATGACTTGGCTCATGATTTAGTCCCCTGTTGTTGTGCTGCGGCAAACTGGTTAAATGCCTGGTCCAGTGCTGAACCTTGTGGAGCCTGTCCACCTTGCCCAGGATTAGCTTGATGGCTAAACAAGTGAGCAAATGCTGGATTTACACCTGGTGTTTGTTGTTGCTGTTGTCCAGCTGGTGGTTGTTGATTGCCTGCCGAGAATTGGCGAAGCTGTTTAGCCGTGAAGGTGAAAACCGAATCATCCATATTGGTATAAGCCGTTTTGTCTTCAGCACTGAACTGTGTTTTCAGCTCAGTTTCTAAAGCTGCAATTTCATCAGAACGCTTTTGTGCTTTGAATTGCTTGAGTTCAGCTAGTGCATTATCGCGCTCAGTTTCAGCCTGCTTTTGAGCAGCCTGTGCTTTTTCTAATTCGGTCACGTCTGTGTCCTCTTCTGGTGGTTGATTGGAGTTAGGTTTGCCTGAGAAGGCTTTGATTGATGTGTTCCGATCAGCACCGGTAGAGCAGATCGTGAATTCACGAATACGGTTGTTACGAAAAACGGCGATAGGTCCGGTAAATGATTGACCATTAACCACAACAGTCTGGCCTGTATTTACCTCTTCAACTGAGCCTGGATCAATGAACATAGACATTTGAAACGGAAACTCGTCATCAGAGTCCTGAACAATTTCCTTGGCCCGTTCATTAGTCAGGAAGTGTCCTTCTACATCGATCTTTCCATTGGTATCGACTTTTTTAACTACGCCTATACGATTAGAGCCGAAGTGCTCTTCCAGTAATGCAGTAGGTGAATCAATTTCGATACCCTCAAGATCAAAGACCACCCCGGTACGGCCCCAATACCAGTGACCATCTACACGTCCACCGCTATACGCCGTACCTTTAAATGTACGCTTATCTCCCTCTTTGGCCTGAGGTACCTCAATGGCTGATGTATTAAATAGATATTTCAGCCGTTCTTCATTTGGATCTGGCATTTTTCATGCTCCATAAAAAAACCACCCCGAATGGAGTGGTCCAAATTAATTTCTGAAATCTAGTTAGTTAAGGCTTTCAGTGTATAAACCATCTGACCATTTACTATTTCCCTTGAAACTACCTGAAAAGATATGCCTAAGGGAAACAGTACGCCTTGCCCTGCATTTAGCTTATCCAGATCAATACCTAAACCTTTAGTATTCTCAATCTGAATCACGATATTTGAGCCAGAACCTGCAAGCAGTAACGGCGCATCCAGAGTAATGACCTTACCTACCTCCAATGATGCAGCGTAGGCTAGTGAAGCTGATCCGGTCACTGTCGCTGTACTATTCGATGCTACTGCCTGCAACCTGCCTAAATCCTCCTTCAACCAGCGTTTAAGCACTTCCTCAGCCAGAGTGACAGGGGGCTGCTTTAACTGCGCCGTAAGAGCTGAATCATTGCCTTGTACATAATCCAGGAAAGTCTTAATTGTACTTGGACGTATTTCCGGATCTAAAGGTAAAACTGTCTCAACAATGGTTTCAAATAGATCACGGCTCTGCTCATCCATTGGAGCAAATAAACTGGCCAGCTTTTTACTTGCCGTCCACTCGGCTTTGATGACCTCTTTCTGCTTCAGCAAAAATGCTTTATCCATGTCAGAATCCAGGATCTTCTGATCTACCAGACCAGATAGATCGCCATAGGTCATTGGACTAGTACTCCACCCCATTTCCTCAGCCACTTCCGGTAGCTGATCATCAGGTGTAATACCATATTTCAATGCCTGCTTCTCGGTTAAGGCAATCACTGTACAGCGACACATGAAGCCCCACGGCGGGGAATACATGAGCCAGAACGGATCATCGATATGACGAATAATCCGGTTCAATGCCAGGTGACTTGGACGGACCCGGCTATCATCGATAGCTGAATACATCAGGTATGGTCGTTTGTCTCTATTGCGTTGTTGCTGTTGCCAGCGTCCATGACTATACGCCGTCTGAATATTGCTCCTAAAAACATTCTTGAGATAAGGCTCACTTAGCTTGATTTCATTTTTAGCGACCACTTTCTTAAAGTCCTCAAATGTCGAGCCATCTGCAATAGCCTTGTTTACAGCGGCTATCACAGTCTGGATCTGTTCTATGCTCGATAAAAAACTGACCGTGGTGGCCAGTTGTCGTGTCTTGAGATCCAGAGAGTAAAACTCATCAGGCAGTACAATTTTACGAGACCGGGCAAACTGTAAGGCCTCTAAGAATGTGACTGGCTTCATTTCCCCTCACTTGCTGTCATATACCCCAGCACATCACCTGCATATAAAGCCCGTTCCAGATTCGCCGTGAACTGCGACTGATTAGCCTCAGGCATTAGCTGCATTAGATGAAAGGCCAGTTCTTCTGGTGTTCCACTCTTCTGCAGGAGCTCGTTTACCTGGGCATTGCTTAAGAGTTCGATATTGTGCTGTGCATCAGTCAGCTCTTCTACTTCCTGCTGTTCAGGTGAAAGTTTTCTGGCATTTGCTGCAAAACTAAAGGCTTTATGGGGTAAAGCCTTAAACTGCAGATCGGGTTGGTTCAAGTCAGTTACAGACTTTAAATCACCCTCTTGCAAGCCATACTCACGAATAAAGTAGTCATCCGATAAGTTTGCACCTGCATTTTTCAGGTGAACATCCCGTTCGGCCTGCTCTTTGTTAAGAGGTTTAGCTTCCTCACCCAAGCTCACCTTATGTTCATCCCATCCATTGAGCATGCATAAGGCATCAACTACTGCCTGGATCGTTGGAGTCACTAGCCGCATATCAGATTTCAGTTTATCCTGTCGCACATTTTCATGTACCTGACCAAGAGCGCGACTGCCAGTTCCATCTGTACCACTGGTGAGTGTCTGTCCCAATACAACCTTTTGAATTTGCCGAATTAGAACGCTATTAAACATATCGAATGATGAGCCGGCTGTTCCATTTGCTCCGGCAGTCAGAACACTTACATCATCGTCCTTATCAATTGCGAGAACACTTTGAGCATGAGCATTGAGCAAAGCTTTAGCCATATCTTCTGTGCCAGTTGTATCCACCTTGCCGAGAAGTATGGGTGTACCAAAACGCTCCAGGAACTTGGCCCAGAATTTAAAGCCATTCTGTTTAAAGAAATAAAGCCAATATAGTGTGGCTAACAGTGCTTTTCCGTAGGGTTGCTCATAAGTGGCTTTACGGCGTGTCAGAAAGAACTTTATCTTTTGATCAATTTCTTCTTCTCGACCGTAACCGTCTTGCCGGTAGATTAATCGTCCATCATTTTTTGGTTCAAACCATTGCATGGGCTTTTCACCAATCCATTGCAGTCCCACATACCCTTCAGGCTTAAGCTCATATACGGCTTCCTGTACGGAGTAACCAAATAACAAGGCGTTTAGTGCAGCAGATGCAATTTCAAAATACCATTCTTTTAGTTCGATATTCAGTAGCGCTGCAACAGGAGTATCACTTGGTTCAATCCGAAATGGTGTAGCAAGCAATGCATCAATACGCGTCTCTATTGCTTGGGCAATTTCGTCATCATCCAGCATAATTTTCAGTCTATGCCGGGCTATACCCGCTTTACGTAAAACCTCATCCGTATCTGGCTGTCGGCCAAAGTTAGAGAGAAATTGCGTAACTGCTTCTTGTGTATATAAGTTGCCATAAGACAAAGCCTTTTTAGCTGCTTTGCCTTTTTTAGACTTTGCCATAGGTTTTCCTTACGAGAATGTTCGGCTTCCTGCTGTAGCAGGTTTAGCTTTACGCCTGCCCTTGGATATTTTCTCCAGGGCATAACGGATTGAATCGATGTAGTGGTTATAGGCATCAATGATGATTGGTAACACCTCATCCGTTAACCGGTCTTTTTTATAAGAGTAGTTTCTAAACTCATTTAGGGTTTCCTTACACCGAGGGTGAATATAGACCCGCTTGAATGACTGGATAAAGGCAATACCATCCTCGACTGAACCCTTTCCTTTTTCACATGCCTTGATACGGCTTAATCCGTTTCGTTTTAGATGGCTAATAGACTCGGGTCGTGCGTTATCGGCATAGATTGCATAATCTTCAAGATCAGGGATGAGTTTTGACAAGAACTCTACCGTATCATCCAGTTCTAGCCCTACAGCGCCTGCCTCATACTCAATCCAGAGGCAATCGTCATGAATCCATGAACGTGTCGCGGCCAGCGGATCATGAGCAAAGCCAAAATCCAGACCCTGATATGGTCCATCCCAGCTATAGGGATCAGGCTCAAATTCCTGAATTTCAAACTTGTTTCGAAAGATCTGTGCTTCAGATAATTCCAGATACTCTCCCTCCCAGATCCAGCGATAGGTCGAATCATCCAGAGTGGCCTGATCACGGCGGCGCTCGATTTCAAGGACCTCAGGAAACCATGGGTTATCGGTATAGTTCATCTCTACACCGAGACCGATCAGTTCACCGGTCAGGTCATCATAAATTTCTTCATGTCTGAAACGTGTACTGGTTGCACTATCACGTCGTTCAGGGTTCCAGGTAATCCACACCTCAGAGTTATCTTCACGCACTGTAGGTAGTAACTTGCGCCATGCCATCTCAGAAACGGTTTCAGCCTCATCTACCCAGCACAGCAGAATACGCGCTTTAGACTTGATGCTGTCCAGGTTGTGGCGTAGACCAGCGAATCCATAGCTCACTCTTTTATTTTTAGTACGAATGAAGTTCTCACCCATCTCGTAATAGCTTTTTAAAAAAGGAACTGAGCGAATCGCCTGTTTTATTTCTTCCATAGATGAATCAGCTAATGAGTTCATAAACTCACGCGCACCTAAGATCAACCCGCTCACACCAGCCTCGGCATATATATAACCCTTAATCGCTGTCATCAGTGCAAAGCTTCTGGTCTTACCTGAACCACGGCCACCCCATGAAGACCTGTAACGGATATTGCTGGTGCTAAATAGCGGGATGAGTTTAGGTGGTAATTCAATCTGTACCTTTGACATTAGGAGCCACCAGTTCAATTACCGTAGGTTTCGCCGCATTAAGAGATTCACCGTTTGTAGTTATATCTGTCTTTGTGATACGGCCATCTGTTTCTTGAAATGCTTGCTTTAACAGGTTCTGCTTTACGCGCTTATTTCGACCTGAATCTTCATACATCTTTTGAAGCTCACGCAAACGAAAAGCCTTGTTAGCAATCGCTATATCTTCGATATTTTCTCGAAAATCCTTGCGGGTACGCTCAAATAGTTCTGTCAGTTTCTTGCTTAGGTTTCTGCCTGAAAACTTTGTGGGGTCATAACCCTCACATTGTCTACGGTCAATCTCTATACCAAATCTTTGTTGGACAGCATCAGCCACCTGTTGAGGTGTTTCAAAGCAAGCAAGAGACTGAACTATAAAGATTTTTACAGGCTCTTTAAGTGCCGCCATAAATACCCCTTTGTCATGCTACGTCCAACAAGACAGGCAAAAAAAATGAGCCTTTCAGCTCTAACCAATCACACAGTTTCCACAACACGCAGCAATATTAGTTTCAGAAACAAACGGCGCATTCTTCGCAATTTCCAGTAAACGCTTAACTGACTCATCAGCTCCCCAGCGTTTGGTTTCACCAAAAAACACTTCTACATCATGGCCAGCAAGATAATGCTTTGGTAAGCCGGTCATATCGCTATAAATGATTTCGCCGTCCTCATCACGTTCAACACCAATATGATAAAGTTCATGCTCAATCAAACGGCAGAACTCACGATCATTAGAGTTTTCGCAAAAGCTTGCATCTACTGTAATGAGATAAACAGGTACATAGCCAAACCAGTCCCGCATCTGCTGTTCTTGCCTAGCCTTCTTCCAACCACCTTGGTTAAACATCACCTTTTCACATTGGCCCAGTACCACACGTTTTTTCGCTACTGCCGCAGATGAAGCCCAAGCAAATGCCAGGAAGGTTTCATCATCATGAAGCAGCTCAGCGATATGATCATGGTCCGGATTGTGCAGCTGGCCACCCAAGGTTAAAAAGTTTTTAAGCACCCATTCTTTTAATTCAACGGCGGGGGCCAGCCGGATTGCTTCCTCTTCCTCTGCCTGATCAATCAGATCCGGCGGTGGGAATGGTCTGAACTGTTCTATCATTCATTCGCTCCAGTTCTTTTTTAATCCAGTTAATGACATAGCCTGAAAGTATTGAATCAGGATGAAAACGTTCGAACGTATAACCCAGTTCTTCTGCATGGTCATAACGATCCATGCTCCATGCTTTATTGGCCAGCTTACCCCTGCGTCCACCAGACCAAGGACCGCCTTCAATCTCAATTAGCAGTCGCAGCTTTACAATATGAAAATCAAATCGCCAGTGCTTAGTGGTTTTAAACTGAAACTTTCGTTCATACCCAATTGAGTGTTCTTCTAGTTCTTGAAAAAGGGTTTCTTCAGCTTCGAGATATTTTTGAGTTGCCTTAGGTAATGGTTTTGCTCTTGGTACCTTTTTTAATGGCTTCTTTTTGGTTAGAACTTTGTATTGGTCTATATCCATAACTTACACCCATAAAAAAACCACCCGTAGGTGGCTTAAAACTATTGTTCAGTTATTTAGGTGTTATAAGCACCACCAATAAGTTATCTTCTTCTAGCCAGTCAAACTCATACCCTTTAGCATCATAGTAAATTTCCAGTTTCTCTACTACTCCAGGCTCAATATCAGAATATTTCTCTTCAAAACTTATAGCCGTGTTTTTATTTACTTCCAGCTTATTATTGATACTAGAGATTAATCTTTCATAAGTAATTCTATAATTAGACATGATAAAAACTTCTTAATTTTTCGGCAAACACCTAGCTATATCAGAGCCCTAGCAAAATAAATATAGTATAAATGTCTAAGTAATTTTAATTAATTTAATCAAATAGATTGCATAAGTTATTTTAAAAAATCTAGGATTTGATCTGTAGTTATGAGAATAAATTTTAAAAGATCTCATAAGGTGTTTAGAGCTTATGAGATCTTCAATAATAAAGTTAATTCCTTTCATACTTTCAGTTCACCCATTATCCTTAAGCCACTTGGGCTTCATCCAGAATAAGCTGAACTGCACTCTTTAACTTTATTTCCAAATCAGGATCTGCCTTATTCATGCGCCACTCATGCCTGGGAGTAGGATTATTTCCGGCATATCCTATATCTGAAAACAAATATACGCATTCATCAGAGAGATGAGCGCTATAAACAACCTCTTTTGAATTACCATGTGTTTTCTCTAACACCTGTAATGTTTTCAGTATATCTGAATCACTCATATTTAAAATCTCTCTCATTAAATAGAAAAGCTCATACTGGGAGTGATATGAGCTTTCGGTAGATGGATATTTAAAGCTAATAAACTAATAATGAAGGGTTAAAAAAACCTGCTTTCATAGAGGTAAAAGCAGGTTAAGGGGTACTACTACACACACTCTTCTATCGGAAGGAAAGTGATAGAATTAATATTAATATAATTTAAACTCTGAATATATGTAGTTGTTTTAATAGCAATAACGGTGTGCTTAATGTATCTCATGTTATTTATTTATTAAACATAGCTTGAAGTTAAATTAGAGATTTTTAAATAAACAATATAAACAAAGTTCTAAAAATCTGTCTCCAACTAAAATCTTATGAATAAAAAAAACCTATCCTCTTAAGGATAGGCTAATGAGGATTTGTATAGAACTAAGTGTATACAAATTCATTAAAACTTTAAGAGCCTTTCTTTCAGGGAGAAAAGACAATTAAAGTAGGTTACCAGAGTACCCTTGAGTAAAAAGGGCCATTTGAATATAGACAAAATACCGAGTTTCTTGAGTAATTTTTTTGGATAATAGAGTTAATAGTATGTATCGTATTCACTCACTAATATTCTTTTATTTGCTAGTTCTTCAAGCATGTTCTTATTCTCTGATCCAATATATAAAAATAAAACCTGCGGGGACAGGCTTTATTTTTATATATCTTCAAGATTAATTGAATAACTTTTTAAAAAATTAAATAAGCTAACTTAATATTGAAACAGAATAAATCAACTATGGCTTAAGGTATAAAAACTGTCGGGCTGTCGAGATAATAAATCTACAAAGTCAGGAATAGTTTCATTAGTCAACAAATAGGGATTAAAGCTCTCTTTATGCTTATCCATAAAGAAATTTATAACATCTTTATGATAGCTCGCATATTTCATATGCCATTTGGAGAACATTCGTTCATCAATATTTTCTAAGAACAGCACTTCACATTCTTCATGACGTGGATCTTTAAGAATCTTCTGAAAATAAAGATGTTCAACTTTTTCCCTCTCCCCTTCAAGGCATTGGACAAAGTAGCCATTGCCGTAATAGAGAGCACCATAAATCTTATGAGGCGTATTAAAGTTTAATGCTTCAGTAAGAATGTTGAACAGCTCATTCATAGGGTTGGCACAATCTTTTAGCTTACTTACATACAACAGTCTTACATCTTCCACATTAACCTCCTGACCTAACTAAATAGTAACCACGTAAAAACCGTAAAAAAACATTTTAAAATTTTTGTAAGTAATTACTTATAGCTGCAAGGTGTTTAGTTTGTGATGTAAGGTCCCTAAAGATAAAATTTTCACTTATCCAAGTCAGCTTTGTTGACAATGCAATAGGTAACGCAATTGAGTTAAACCAAAGAATGATTTAAGACTCAAAGAAGATATATCCCCGGAATTTAAGCGCAATATTAGTTCAAATAATTAGTTAAAGATACTAGTGATAAAGGCTAATTTGTAATCAATGCAAATAGAACTCATTTTAATCAAGATCAATACAGATAAACAGTATTCGCCCCCTTTCTTTCTAACCACATGAAGCGTCAATGATCTTGTTGGTATTTGAAGCCTTAATAACTGTAATTCGGTTTGGTCGATAATCTTCTGTAACAGCCTCACCTACTCTTGCATAGCGAAGTATCTCTGAATTGGTCATCTTTTTGATTTCCTGATCACTTAAATCAGTTCTCCCTACAAGCTCTTTGGCCCGAAGTGGCAAACACTCATGGAGTGTATCTTCTGCTTGTTTATCTGTTTTTTGTTCAGATACGTGATCAATATCTGACTGATAATTTGAACATGCACAGAGAACCGTCAGTAAAAATCCTGAAGCAATAAATTTTTTCATATTTTGGAACTTCACGGTGGGTATTTAGTAAATAGTGAATCATCAATCTGCTTTTAGCTGTTGTGTTCTCTTATGCACTTTTTTATAAAAGTTATCAGATCTAGCTTTTACTGAAGAGTTCTTTCTTTTAAAGTAGTTCACAATATCTTGATAGCCTTCCTCTTTTTCATCCGCTAGAGGAAAGGTTTTTTCTTTTTGTGTAAATATAGTTTCAATCAGGTTTACATACCAATTAATAAAACTTTGGGTAAGCTCCCGATCAGGTATTACACTGAAATCTATCCGTGCTTCTATACCCCATCTTTCTATAGGTTTTAACGTTTTTAAATAGCTTCGAGTAAGAGGAATCTTAATTTCTTTACTTTTAGTTTTAAATTTCAATTCGGTGAGTAAAAGATTTAAGTCCTTTAAACCATTAGTACTAAACCCGTATTCTCTATATACCTTCACATAGGTTTCTTGAGCAAGGCGCTGATAATTTTTGATAATAGTTTTCAATGTCTAATCCATTTGCATTGATTTTAGATACCATACACATCTACTGGTACATTTAACCAGATATTTAAGATTAATTCTTTATAATCGGCCGGTTCTGCGCCTTCCAGCAAGTAAAAAGATTTAATGGTACCATCCTTATTGATTTGAACTCTTTTATAAAGCAGGGTCTCTTTATCCTGCGCCGTAAACTCTTCAATAAATTTGAGGATCTCTTCCGAGCCTAAATGCGATGGCTCTACCACCTGGCCGTTATACACACCACCGATGTAATAGGTTGACCGAGCTGACATAAGAACCTCTCTTAGACTTTATTGATTAGAAGCAAGTCTTGATAAAAAATATTCGTTTATTTTTTAAAAAAAAACCTATTTCTAATTTAGCCCACTTAAAATTGCTTAAAGTATCTTTTGTAATACCCATATGTTAAGTTTTTTTAAAAATAGAAAAGCCCATCAAATGATGGGCTTTAACAATGATCAAACGTTAGGTATTAATTTGAATATTTACCCAATTAACGAACTTATTCTTGTCCGTATAATTTGGCATTTCTCCTAAATTGATTATCTCTTTAGTACCAAATTTACCTATAACAAAATTAGGCACCTGAACTCTGAATTCTTCAGGAGTCTCTTCATGTAAGGTTCGAAAATACTCTACGGCTTTCGCGAATCCACTCTCATTCTTAAAACCAGGACGCTCTTGCAAGAAATCATAGACCTGTTCTAGAGCTGGTAAGTAATTGTTTCTAGGCATTCTTTTTCTCTAAAATTGCAGCTTTTCAAATGGAGGTTTATTTTGGATTAATTAAAAGAAAAAATACTTAATAATTATTTAAGATTTGTGTAAAGGATTTTCTATTTTTCTCTTAAGAAACAAGGAATTTATCTAATAAGTTTTTTTCAGTCTATATTCCACCGTTATCCGCTAACAGAGAATAATAAAAATTGGTAAATGTGATATATAAAGTTTAAGTCATTGTCGATTAAAATTTTAAAAACTTATAAGAAAAGCCCGCAAATGCGAGCTTTATTTAGTAGCGATTAAATACAAATTCGCCAAGTTATCACAAATATGCCATAACCTGTGTACACAATCAACTGTTTTCTAAATTAATAAAAAAGCCTGCTTACGGTCTTTTAAGCAGGCTAAAGATAGACATTATATTTTTTGTTTATTGTTATAATTTAAATTATGCTCATTCAAACAAAGTTAATATTTAACAGTAGCTTTCTTTAAAATGCCCATAAAGAATACGTAAAATTTTAACCGAAAACCATTTCTTTAATTTCTAAAATTTTCTCAAACTTACCATACCTTTATCAAGTCTCCAAAAGTAAAAAAGCCCGCAAATGCGAGCATTTTCAAAATCGGTTCATGTAATGCGATCTATTACTTCTTGGTTTTCGTATTTTGAATAAATATTCATTTTCGAAGTAAATTAGATTTCAAGTTCGGATACCGACCTTCAATAAATGCCAAAGCACATTTCATATCTTGGCGAATTTGGATAGTAGAGGTATCAAACAAGGTAGCAACTTCCCTCAGTCTTCTATTTTCAATATAAACCTCCCATATCACCCCCATCCACTCTTGTAACGGTTCACTCTCAATCTGCCGTATATCTAAAATAATCCGTTGAAATGCTCTTGCCTCATTGTCGGTTATTTGACAGGTCACTCCACGGCGTACAACTGGTTCTCTAAAACTTTCATCATTCATATATTTTGCAATGAGCTGCTCACGTTGTTTCTGGTTCAACTTACGCGTGGGCAATGATTTGTAGACCAGACGCTTGACTTCAGTATTGCCATTCATCCAGGCACCAAATTGACGGAACCAGTCCTCAGTACTAAAACGTGTCCAATCCGTTGTTTGCATAATTGTTACTGCTGCATTCATCACTTAAAGCCCCCTAATAACCTTTCAATCTGCCGAACCGCCAAACCACTTTTCACTTGCTCTGTACTAAACCGTAATACCTGATAACCCAGCACTGTGGCCGCGTTGTATTTTTCCATATCGTGAATAAACCCTTTGCCCCGTGTGTGCCTGCCACCTGTCCAGATCCCGCCCTCAATCTCGACTAAAATCTTTGTTCCCGTCATATGAAAATCAGCTTTCCATTGCCGTTTTGGGTGAAATTTATATTCCTGTTCAAAACTGATTCTGAGTGCTTTAAGATCGCTGGCCAGCTTTGCCTCTCCCTCACTTACAACCTTCTCCCCTTTCACCTTGCTCTGCCGCTTGGCCTTTTTACGTGTCTTGGTACCATAGAGTTTGTGGTATTCAGCTACTGATATGCTGGTCATACAGAAGTCCCAAATAAATCTCTATACTGAGCAGCTGGGTTTAACCATATGCATTCCGTTCTAAGGTCGGTGCCGCGACCGGACGAAATACGAGCCTTAGTTTCTACACGCTGCCACCCTTTCAACGTATCGTCATAAAATTCACTCGGGTAACCCGAAAGCATGACCATTCCTTCTAGATCGAGTAGTGTTTCAAGTAATTCTTTATGTTCTGCATCACCCATTTCGTGGCGATAGACACGTCCAATTTTTGCACCTTCGTATCGGGTATCGTGGACATACGGCGGGTCAACATAATGCAAAGTAGTTGGTGCATCGTGATCTTTTAAAATTTGGATTGCCGGACGGTTCTCGATCAAAACACCGCTAAGCCTTTGGCCGATTACGCTCAGATGTTCTGGATATGTAGCCCACAGTGATTGTGCTGTGCCGTACTGGCGCTTAGTATCAATACGAAAGCCTGTGATACCCTTAGTGGCTCCAGCAGAACCAAAGCCCATCTGAGCTCGAATAATTGTACGGCGTGCACGCTCTATTGAATCTTCAGCAACCTCCCAAGAGTTTTCAAATTCTTCACGGCTGTAAGGCGTTAGGATTAATTGCTCAATAAGTTTTTCTCTCGAGCTAGAACTTCGAAGTACCTTAAATAGATTGACGATATCGCCATCAAGGTCGTTATAAACCTCGGCGTACGCTCGTGGCTTTTGCAGAAGAACTCCAGCTGCTCCGCCGAATGTCTCTGTGTAACAGTTATGGTTCGGCATATGAGCAATTACCCAATGCGCTAAACGAAATTTCCCGCCGTGGTACCGGATCAATGGGTGCTTCATATTGCACCCCCTAGTCGAGCATCAGCCCAATTGCATTCGACCACAGTCAGGCTACCCTGCTGAAATCTGGACCATAAACGATCTCCCAAATCTGAAATCAGTCCAGGTATAGTTTTTCCGGTGCCATCTTTTGTGTCATGTAATGTCATGTTTGAAATCAGCATGGTTGGCTTCATACGGTCATAACGTGCATATAAAACTTTATGGACCAGTTCACGGCGCTTATCCCGATCATGCAATCCGTATTCATCCAGGATTAGCAGGTCATACTGGGTAAATTCATGAATCACTGATTTCTCGGTGATGTCCGGATTCTTTTTATCCCATGCATCCATGATACGCTGCGCCATTTCCTCACTGGTGATATAACGGGCATACATGCCTCTGGTGAGTAGCGTACGCGCTGAGGCACAAGCCAGATGAGTTTTTCCTGTACCGGTTTTGCCAACCATCACAAAGTTATTTTTAGCGCCACCCAAAATAGATTGAACGTAAGAGACAGCACTGTTTACTGCATTCTGCTGACCTGCATGTCTAACGGTATAATTCTTGAACCGTGAACCTGCATGACGTTCTGGAAGCGTAGCGCCAGCAAAATGTTTTTCACGAACCATCTGGTCTACTTCGTGCTGACGGTTCTGATTTTGTTGATTTACCAATTCAATCGCACACTGCGGGCAGATCTGGTTTTGTCCAGCTTTCACTTTTGCAATGTTGTGTTCAGTGCACAGTTCCTGGACGCTTTGAAGTCCACCTGTGAGCATAGCCATAGCGTTCATTCAAAGTCCTCCGGGATTTCAACCTGTTCCACTGCTGCGTATTCAACAGCTGGTATTTGATTCCATGCTTCATTGACGTTCAGGCTTGTATTAGTTTTCTGGTTACGGTTTTCAGAGGATCTGGTTTTTACAGGAGGTCTCTGAAAGCTACGTTTTACCCATTTCACAAAATTCATGTACATCTGGGTATCTGTGATCAGCTCAGCTTTGAGTTTTGTTTCGTAGTGAGCGTTGATTTCAAGAAGCAGTTCTTGAACCAATGATTCAGTCATTGGCATAACGCCTGAACGTTGTAACCATGCATTGAGCTGATTGATATCTGGAGTCCAGAGATTTAAGACCTCATCCACTGATTTCTCAGGCGGAACCTGTGTATGTATATTTTTAATATTTTCTTTTAAATATATTTCTTTTACAGGGTGACATGCCATGTCACTGGTGGTAGTAGCATGTGATGTCACTGGTGCAGTAGCATGGCATGTACCCGGTACATCAGATGCAGCTACATGGCATGTCACTGGTTTTGGGTTTTGACCAGTGGCATGAGATGTTACCGGTTGCTCCTGACCACTAACATGGGGTGTTACTGGTTTAATAGGTAAGCGGTTTTCGAAAGTAAGGCTGTAGACATTACTTTTTCCAGTTTCTTTATAGATACTGACCAGTTGATACTTAGCCAATTCAGCCATGTATTTGCGTATGGTACGGTTATCTCTTATACCGGTAACTTTCATCACTAATGCCTCACCCATGGATTTTTGCTCCAGGTGAAAGCCATTGATGTGGCGATTTAAGAAAATCAGGCACTTGATAGCCTCGCCACTTAATGCAGCTAGATAACCTTCATCACAAATAAAATTAGGGAGGTCTGTATAGCCCTCTTGCTTTTGTGTAGACATTCGAGCCTCTCTAACTGGTTGCTGAGGCTGTTTAAACGGGATTACTTGAGCTGCTGTCATACTTCCCCCGCCTTAGGCTTCACATAGCCTCCAAATGCTTCAACCGTTTCCGACTTTACCAGACTCGCCAACACTTCACTGGCCATCCAGTCGTTAATACGGCAACGACGAACCAGCTGCTCAGCCAGATCAGTTTTTCGTACAGCGGCGTTGTTTACGTCCTGATTTCGAACACGTAGATTGTTTTGATTACGCTTAAACAGCTCATCAAGAATTCTTAAAGCCGGATCATAGAAAGACTGCACTTGCTGTAAGTGTCTATAATCAGCATCAGCGTTATTAATTGCAGAGTTCATAGGGCCTCCGTGATATAAAGAGCAGCTGGAGCTTCAAGGCGTTTTCTGGCTTTGAGTTCAGCAGTAGTTGCGCGGCGAATCTCATTGACAGCCAACCAGCAGAAGTAGGTTGAGTTTTTTAATGGGCGGCATTTAATAAACTCCGGGTAGATCGCGTGGGCCAACTCTCTTACTTCAAATAGTTCAGATGTGATGCCATCACAAAGGGAAACGACTACATCACCTACAACGAAATCCTGCTGTTCATCACAGCATTCACATTTGCTTTCAAACACTTGTTCTGATAAATTTAAATGGTTCATTTAGATTTCCTAATGTCGATGAATACTGAAAAAGCCTGATTTCGCACGTCAGGCTTTTTCATTTTGTGCTGTAGAGGTATATTTCTGCATTTGCTTGTAAGCTGCCTGATCCACTGCTGTAATAAACTCAAGCATTCTTTGAGCAATTTCGTGAATTTCTTCATATTCTGCCGGCGTAACCACTCCATCCTCATACGCCTCATAAACCTTCTGATTTACCTGGCCATTGCAGATGTTGTGCTGCATCATCGCTTCAAATATTGATAACTCGTGATGTTTATCAGCATCACAATCAATCGGTACAAGAACAAAATTCAACTTATGCGCCCAAACCTGAAGCACTGCTGGATTGCGCGTAAGAAGAAGCATGGCTTCAAACTTTTTAAGACTTGGCAAATAGTCCATATTTAAGTTGCCATAGTTGCAAACCGTCTTGTGCGAATCACATAAAACCTCTGCGATCTGTTTCGCATCCACACCCTTGGTATGGTGAATCATTTTGTGCAATGCAGCTTGTGCTTCTTTGCTAAATTCCATCTGTGAATCCTTCTGTTTATTCACGTTTACTTGTGGCGATATTTAAGGAAAAATATTAAGCAGCAGGTTTAATCTTTTGCTCGTGTAGACGCTTCAGACCTTCAGCAATTGAATAAGAAATTCGCTTTCCTTTTTTTCCGGTTTTTAAATCGGAAATATAGTTCTGAGAGCATGAAACACTTTCAGCAATTTGCTGTTGGGTCATTGCTCCCTGTTGCTTATCAAGCAAATCGTTAATTAATTGACTCCAATCAGTCATCTTGTTAGCTCCGATAATTGCTATAGTGATAATTTATCTTTATTGCGATATTTAATCAACCGCCAAAGCGATACTTTTTTGTATCACAATAGCGATATTGATAAAAAGGATATTAAAAATGTCGATAGGTAACCGTATTCGTACCTTGCGCCGATCGCTTAACCTTTCCCAACCGGAATTAGCCAAGCTTGCTAAGGTGGGACAATCAACTATTTCTGATCTTGAAAATGATAAGAAAGGTACTTCTGCAGAAAAGATGGATTCTATTGCTGCGGCATTGGGCACCTCTTCAAAATACCTTTTAACTGGTAAAGAAGAAGTAACTAGCAAAACAAAAAATGAAGAAGAGTTCTTAAAGAACTCTATTCCGCTTGATGATCAAGTAGAAATTAAGTTTTTCGAGGATGTTGCTTTTTCATGTGGTGATGGGTCATTTGTTGAGGCGCTTGAAAAGGAAGCTAAGCGAATAACGGTAAGTAGTACACCGCTAAGGGAGCGAAATATTAATAGTAATAATTGTGTAGCAATGTCGGCCACAGGAGACTCAATGTTTCCAACAATAAAGGATCGGGATATTGTATATGTAGATATAGATAGGAAAACAATAAAAGATGGAAAAGTATTTGCAGTCTGTCATGGCGGATTGTTTAAATTTAAAAGGCTTTATCAGTTACCTTTGGGCGGTGTGCGAATCGTCAGTGATAATGCTGCAGAGTATCCAGAAGAACGACTAACTGCACAAGATATTATTGACCAGCAATTTGAAGTAATAGGTTGGGCATGGTCTTGGCAATCAATGGAAAACTGGTAA